AATGCAAGCTCAAAACAAAAAAGTCATCTATTACTACTATGACGAAGAAGGTAATAGGCGACCATTAGATATTCAAATTAATGACGGATATGAACTGATGGTCCGATCTCATTTCATCAACAACACCATTGAAGAAATACCATACGTAAATAATAACTTATATGCCTTGGTTGATGGTTATGAATTTAAGTTAGATTGAATTTTTGAGAAAGATATTGAAAAGCTAATTTCCCCATAAGATTAAGAGACATACTGGATGTTTTGTTAACGACTCTTTTAACTTCGTTCCAAGTTTTATTGTCTCTAATATTATCGAGAAATTCATGGCCAGACCAAGTGATGTCATCAATAATCCAAGAAACGACCCTGCCTTCGATGAATTTCAGATCGCAACAAATAAATTTAGCTTCTTCTAATTTTAAAAGTGAGTACATTACTGTTTCAAAATCATATTTATCAAAAATAATATTATCGTTGAAATTATGTCGAGTAAGTGGTTCACCTATTTTCTTATTAGATTCTATTTCTAAGAGCAAGAGTCTAACGCAATCGTGATTAAGTTTCATCCTATCACCTCCATAACAGGAGTATAGCAGAAAGGATCATAAACATCTTAAAAGGAGGAATAACAAATGAACATTCAAGAAGCAACTAAGATAGCTACAAAAAATCTTGTCTCTATGACACGGAAAGATTGGAAAGAAAGTCATCGAACTAAGATATTACCAACAAATGATAGTTTTTTACAATGCATCATTTCAAATAGCGATGGGACAAACCTTATCAGATATTGGCAACCTTCAGCCGATGACCTCATGGCAAATGATTGGGAAGTTATAAACCCAACTAGAGACCAGGAATTATTGAAGCAATTTTAGAAATGCTATCAATGATACTTTTTAAATTGTTTTTAAACTCATTTTCAAAGTAAACAACAGTCTTGTCTGAAATTGTTACATGATAAATAGTGTTACTAGCATACACGCCGTTTAGGAACCCAGAGTTTTTAAGTTTATTTAAATCGTATTTTACATCTTCGAAATGTAGTTTTTGAAAATACTTTGTATGTATATCTTTAGCACTTCCAAAATTATTGCAGGTTAATTTAACCGAACCTAACTTTACACATTCTAAATAATCTTTGTAGAGTACGGACAAGATATATTGTTGGTCTTTAGTAAGTGTATCAAATTCATCAGATATCAAGGGCATGTTATCACCTCCTTAGGTTGATAACAACATTATACACGAAAGGAGCATAAACATATGAACACAAGATCAGAAGGATTGCGTATAGGCGTCCCACAAGTTTCTAGCAAAGCTGATGCTTCTTCATCCTATTTAACGGAAAAGGAACGTAACTTAGGAGCGGAAATATTAGAGCTTATTAAAAAAAGTGATTACAGCTACTTAGAAATAAACAAAGTTTTCTATGCATTAGATAGAGAACTTCAATACAGGGCGAATAATAACAAACTTTAACATTATACACGGAAGGAAAGATAGAAATGCCAAAAATCATAGTACCACCAACACCAGAAAACACATATAGAGGCGAAGAAAAATTTGTGAAAAAGTTATACGCAACACCTACACAAATCCATCAATTGTTTGGAGTATGTAGAAGTACAGTATACAACTGGTTGAAATATTACCGCAAAGATAATTTAGGTGTAGAAAATTTATACATTGATTATTCACCAACAGGCACTCTGATTAATATTTCTAAATTGGAAGAGTATTTGATCAGAAAGCATAAAAAATGGTATTAGGAGGATTATCAAATGAGCGACACATATAAAAGCTACCTAATAGCAGTGCTATGCTTCACGGTCTTAGCGATTGTACTCATGCCGTTTCTATACTTCACTACAGCGTGGTCAATTGCAGGATTCGCAAGTATCGCAACATTCATATTCTATAAAGAGTACTTTTATGAAGAATAAAAAAACTGCTACTTGCGACAACAAGTAACAGTTAAAGATAAGCATTTGTCTTAAATAATTATATAAGGAGTTATTAATATGACCTTACAACAAAAAATACTATCACATTTTGCAACATATGACAATTTCAATTCTGATGATGTTGTTGAAGTTTTTGGGATATCTAAAACACATGCAAAATCCACACTTTCAAGACTTAAGAAAAAAGGAAAGATTGAATTGGAAAGTTGGGGTATCTGGCGTGTTGTTGAACCGCAGTTACATTTAACTGTTGTAGAACGTAAGAAAGAGATATTAGAAGAACAATTCGAGTTATTGGCAAGATTAAACGAACAAAGTGATGACCCTAGAGAAATAGAAGAACGCATCAAGTTAATGATTCGTTTAGCCAACCAATTTTAAGGAGGAGTTAATCAATGGCAATATTAGAAGGTATTTTTGAAGAATTAAAACTATTAAATAAGAATTTACGTGTGCTAAATACTGAACTATCAACTGTAGATTCATCAATTGTACAAGAGAAAGTTAAAGAAGCACCAATGCCAAAAGATGAAACAGCTCAACTGGAATCAGTTGAAGAAGTTAAGGAAACTTCTGCTGATTTAACTAAAGATTATGTTTTATCAGTAGGAAAAGAGTTCCTTAAAAAAGCAGATACTTCTGATAAGAAAGAATTTAGAAATAAACTTAACGAACTTGGTGCGGATAAGCTATCTACTATCAAAGAAGAGCATTATGAAAAAATTGTTGATTTTATGAATGCGAGAATAAATGCATGAAGCTAGATCACTCAAATAGAGCTCATGCAAAGCTTAGTGCAAGTGGAGCAAAACAATGGCTAAACTGCCCACCGAGTATTAAGGCAAGTGAAGGTATTGCAGATAAAAGTACAGTTTTTGCCGAAGAAGGTACATTCGCCCATGAGTTAAGTGAGTTATATTTCAGCCTTAAATATGAAGGCCTAACACAGTTTGAGTTTAATAAGGCTTTTCAAAATTATAAGAGAAATCAATATTACAGCGAAGAATTGCGTGAATATGTGGAAGAGTATGTAGCTAATGTAGAAGAAAAATATAACGAAGCTTTGAGTAGGGATAATGATGTAATAGCTTTATTTGAAACAAAATTAGATTTAGGTAAATACGTCCCTGAATCTTTTGGAACTGGTGATGTCATTATATTTTCAGGTGGTGTACTTGAAATTATTGACCTTAAATATGGTAAAGGCATTGAAGTTTCAGCTATAGATAATCCTCAACTTAGATTATATGGCTTGGGCGCATATGAACTGCTTAGTTTAATGTATGACATTCATACAGTTCGCATGACTATCATACAACCACGAATAGATAACTTTTCTACTGAAGAGTTACCAATATCAAGATTACTTCAATGGGGAACCGATTTTGTTAAACCATTAGCCAGACTTGCTTATAACGGTGAAGGTGAGTTTAAAGCAGGTAGTCATTGTAGATTCTGTAAGATAAAGCATTCATGTAGAACACGTGCAGAATACATGCAAAATGTGCCTCAAAAGCCACCACATTTGTTAAGTGATGAAGAGATTGCAGAACTTTTATATAAACTGCCTGATATCAAAAAATGGGCTGATGAAGTAGAACATTATGCGTTAGATCAAGCGAAAGAAAATGATAAAAACTATCCTGGGTGGAAGCTTGTAGAAGGTCGTTCGCGAAGAGTGATAACTGATACAAAAGCAACGCTTGAAAAGTTAGTTGAAGCGGGTTATAAACCTGAAGATATTACAGAAACCAAGTTACTTAGTATTACGAATTTAGAAAAATTAATTGGTAAAAAAGCATTTTCTAAAATTACAGAGGGTTTTATAGAAAAGCCGCAAGGTAAATTAACACTTGCTACCGAGTCGGATAAACGACCAGCTATAAAGCAATCTGCTGAAGATGATTTTGACAAACTATAAAAATTTAAAAGGACGGTATATAAACATGAAAGCAAAAGTATTAAATAAAACTAAAGTGATTACAGGAAAAGTAAGAGCATCATATGCACATATTTTTGAACCTCACAGTATGCAAGAAGGGCAAGAATCAAAGTATTCAATCAGTTTAATCATTCCTAAATCAGATACAAGTACGATAAAAGCCATTGAACAAGCTATAGAAGCTGCTAAAGAAGAAGGAAAAGTTAGTAAGTTTGGAGGCAAAGTTCCTGCAAATCTGAAACTTCCATTACGTGATGGAGATACTGAAAGAGAAGATGATGTCAATTATCAAGACGCTTATTTTATTAACGCATCAAGCAAACAAGCACCTGGTATTATTGACCAAAACAAAATTAGATTAACGGATTCTGGAACTGTTGTAAGTGGTGATTATATTAGAGCTTCAATTAATCTATTTCCTTTCAACACAAATGGTAATAAGGGTATCGCAGTTGGATTGAACAACATTCAACTTGTAGAAAAAGGCGAACCTCTTGGCGGTGCAAGTGCAGCAGAAGATGATTTCGATGAATTAGACACTGATGATGAGGATTTCTTATAAGTCAATAGGTGGGGTTTTAGCCCCACTTTAATTTTAAAGAAATTGAGGTGTCAAGAATTTGAGATTTATGAATATAGATATTGAAACATATAGCAGTAATGATATTTCGAAATGTGGTGCCTATAAATACACAGAAGCTGAAGATTTCGAAATTTTAATTATAGCTTATTCAATAGATGGTGGAGCGATTAGTGCGATTGACATGACTAAAGTAGATAATGAGCCTTTCCACGCTGATTTTGAGACGTTTAAAATTGCTCTTTTTGATCCTGCTGTAAAAAAGTATGCATTCAATGCTAATTTCGAAAGAACTTGTCTTGCTAAACATTTTAATAAACAGATGCCACCTGAAGAATGGATTTGCACAATGGTTAATTCAATGCGTATTGGCTTACCTGCTTCGCTTGATAAAGTTGGAGAAGTTTTAAGACTACAAAACCAAAAAGATAAAGCAGGTAAAAATTTAATTCGTTATTTCTCTATACCTTGTAAACCAACAAAAGTTAATGGAGGAAGAACAAGAAACTTGCCTGAACATGATCTTGAAAAATGGCAACAATTTATAGATTACTGTATTCGAGATGTAGAAGTAGAAATGACGATTGCTCATAAAATTAAAGACTTTCCAGTAACTGCAATTGAACAAGCATATTGGGTTTTTGACCAACATATAAACGACAGAGGTATTAAGCTTTCTAAATCATTGATGTTAGGAGCTAATGTGCTCGATAAGCAGAGTAAAGAAGAATTGCTTAATCAAGCTAAACATATAACAGGTTTAGAAAATCCTAATAGTCCTACACAATTATTGGCTTGGTTAAAGGATGACCAAGGATTAGATATACCTAATTTACAAAAGAAAACGGTTCAGGAGTACTTAAAAGAAGCAACAGGAAAAGCTAAAAAAATGCTAGAAATTAGATTGCAAATGTCTAAAACCAGTGTGAAAAAATACAACAAAATGCATGACATGATGTGCAGTGATGAACGGGTAAGAGGTCTGTTTCAATTTTACGGTGCCGGTACTGGAAGATGGGCAGGTAGAGGTGTACAACTTCAGAATTTAACAAAGCATTATATTTCAGATACTGAATTAGAAATAGCAAGAGATCTTATTAAAGAACAACGTTTTGACGATTTAGATTTATTACTCAATGTTCATCCTCAAGACTTATTAAGTCAATTAGTTAGGACGACATTTACTGCTGAAGAAGGTAATGAACTAGCAGTAAGTGATTTTTCTGCAATAGAGGCAAGAGTCATAGCATGGTATGCAAAAGAACAATGGCGTTTAGATGTGTTCAACACACACGGAAAGATATATGAAGCATCGGCTTCTCAAATGTTTAATGTCCCGGTAGAAAGCATAACTAAAGGCGACCCTCTCAGACAAAAGGGAAAAGTGTCCGAATTAGCTTTAGGTTATCAAGGTGGCGCTGGAGCTTTAAAAGCGATGGGTGCATTGGAAATGGGCATTGAAGAAAATGAATTACAAGGTTTAGTTGATAGTTGGCGTAACGCAAATCCTAACATAGTTAATTTTTGGAAGGCTTGCCAAGAGGCTGCAATTAATACTGTGAAATCCCGAAAGACGCATCATACGCATGGACTTAGATTTTATATGAAAAAAGGTTTTCTAATGATTGAACTGCCTAGTGGAAGAGCTTTAGCTTATCCAAAAGCTTCAGTTGGTGAAAATAGTTGGGGTAGTCAAGTTGTTGAATTTATGGGCTTAGATCTTAACCGTAAATGGTCAAAGTTAAAAACGTATGGTGGGAAGTTAGTCGAGAATATTGTTCAAGCAACTGCAAGGGATTTACTTGCGATTTCTATAGCTAGGCTTGAAGCATCAGGTTTTAAAATAGTTGGACATGTCCATGATGAAGTAATTGTAGAAATACCTAGAGGTTCAAATGGACTTAAGGAAATCGAAACTATCATGAATAAGCCTGTCGATTGGGCAAAAGGATTGAATTTGAATAGTGACGGATTTACTTCTCCGTTTTATATGAAGGATTAGGAGTGTGATTGAATGCAACATCAAGCTTATATCAATGCTTCTGTTGACATTAGAATTCCTACAGAAGTCGAAAGTGTTAATTACAATCAGATTGATAAAGAAAAAGAGAATTTGGCGGACTATTTATTTAATAATCCAGGTGAACTATTAAAATATAACGTTATAAATATCAAGGTTTTAGATTTAGAGGTGGAATGATGGCTAGAAGAAAAGTTATAAGAGTGCGTATCAAAGGAAAACTAATGACATTGAGAGAAGTTTCAGAAAAATATCATATATCTCCAGAACTTCTTAGATACAGATACAAACATAAAATGCGCGGCGATGAATTATTGTGTGGAAGAAAAGACTCAAAATCTAAAGATGAAGTTGAATATATGAAGAGTCAAATAAAAGATGAAGAAAAAGAGAGAGAAAAAATCAGAAAAAAAGCGATTTTGAACCTATACCAACGAAATGTGAGAGCGGAATATGAAGAAGAAAGAAAGAGAAGATTGAGACCATGGCTTTATGATGGAACGCCTCAAAAACATTCACGTGATCCGTACTGGTTCGATGTCATTTATAACCAAATGTTCAAGAAATGGAGTGAAGCATAATGATTGTAATCAGTAACAGAAAAGTAGATATGAACGAAACGCAAGACAATGTTAAGCAACCAGCGCACTACACATACGGCGACATTGAAATTATAGATTTTATTGAACAAGTAACGGCACAGTATCCACCACAATTAGCATTCGCAATAGGCAATGCGATCAAATACTTGTCTAGAGCACCGTTAAAGAATGGTCATGAGGATTTAGCAAAGGCGAAGTTTTACGTCCAAAGAGCTTTTGACTTGTGGGAGTAATGACCATGACAGATAACGCACGCAAAGAATACCTAAATCAATTCTTTGGATCTAAGAGATATCTGTATCAGGATAACGAACGAGTGGCACATATCCATGTAGTAAACGGCACTTATTACTTTCACGGACATATCGTACCAGGTTGGCAAGGTGTGAAAAAGACATTTGATACAGCGGAAGAGCTTGAAACATATATAAAGCAACATGGTTTGGAATACGAGGAGCAGAAGCAACTAACTTTATTTTAGAGGAGATGAAAATGATGAGAATTAAAACTGCAAGCATAGAGGTCGAAAAAGTGGAGGTAGTAGTATGATGCCGAAATATCGAGTGTGGGACGAATATACAGGAAGAATACACGATGTTGTAGGATTCGACTTCATTGAGACTGAAGTTCACTATGAAAACTACGCGGAAGCAGAAGCTTTAATACATGCAAGAGATTTTAAAGATGTAGAACTTATGCAAAGTACAGGACTTAAAGACAAAAACAACAACGAAATATATGCGGGAGATATAGTTGAGTTTGAAGATGAAATATTAGAGATGCCAGACGATGAATCTGTAATAGGAACAATTAATAGAGCAGTAATATCTATTGATGTTGTAAATGGTATTCAATTAAAAGATTTTATGTTTGAGGGCGCAGTCTCCGAAAATGATTACTTTGAGTATATAGACATAAAATCCTTTCTTAGATATGACTGTGAGGTTAAAGGCAACATATTTGAATCATCACATTTATTGGAGGTAACAGAATGAACTATGAAACAGGGTTCCAACTAGGTGTAATGGACGCTAGGTTGAAGAAGATGAGAAAACAACGTGATGCGTGCAAGAAGCAACGTGATGAGCTTATCGTGGATATAGCTAAGTTAAGAGAGCGTAACGAAGAGCTGGAGAACATGTGGCGCACAGTCAAAAATGAATTGCTTGGAAGATACGAACATTACTGTTTTAAAATTAGAGAACTACACCCTGAGAGCAAAGCGAACAGGATAGGAGCTCTCTATATAGGAGGTAAAGGCACTGCAGATATTATACTGTCGCGAATGGAAGAACTAGACGGAACAAATGAGTTTAACGAATTTTTAGATCGATTGGAGGATGACACAAATGAATAATCGCGAAAAAATCGAACAGTCCGTTATTAGTGCTAGTGCGTATAACGGTAATGACACAGAGGGATTGCTAAAAGAGATTGAGGACGTGTATAAGAAAGCACAAGCGTTTGATGAAATACTTGAGGGAATGACAAATGCTATTCAACATTCAGTTAAAGAAGGTATTGAACTTGATGAAGCAGTAGGGATTATGACGGGGCAAGTGGTCTATAAATATGAGGAGGAGCAGGAAAATGAAGAAATTTAATGTTCAAATCACATATACCGGCATGATTGAAGAGACTATCGAGGCTGAAAGTTTAGAAGAAGCAGAATTTGAGGCGGATGTTACTGCGAGATTGGAAGCACCATTTGATTGTGATGAGTATGAAATTAATGTAGAGGAGGCACAGGAAAATGACTAACATATTAACAGCCGATCAGTTACAAGAGTTATTACAAATACAAAAGGAGTTCGACGATAGAATACCAACTAGAAATTTAAATGACACAGTAGCTAGTATGATTATTGAATTTGTAGAGTGGATTAACACACTTGAGTTTTTTAAAAATTGGAAGAAACAACCAGGTAAGCCACTAGATACACAATTAGATGAGATTGCTGATTACTTAGCTTTCAGTTTGCAATTAACTCTGACTATAGTTGATGAAGAAGATTTGGAAGAAACTACTGAGGTTATGGTTGATTTGATTGAAAATGAAGTTACTTTGCCTAAACTACATTCAGTTTATTTTGTTCATGTACTGCATACGCTAACAGAACAATTTGTAAAAGGTATTGATAATAGCATTGTACAAGTTTTAATAATGCCGTTTTTGTACGCCAATACTTACTATTCAATCAACCAACTCATTGACGCATACAAAAAGAAAATGAAAAGGAATCATGAAAGACAAGATGGAACAGCAGGCGCAGGAAAAGGATACGTGTAAAGACATATTAGATCGGGTCAAGGAGGTTTTGGGGAAGTGACACAATACCTAGTCACAACATTCAAAGATTCAACAGGACGCAAGCATACACACATAACTAAAGCTAAGAGCAATCAAAGGTTTACAGTTGTTGAGGCAGAGAGTAAAGAAGAAGCGAAAGAGAGGTACGAGGCGCAAGTTAAAAGAGGTGCAGTTATTAAA